CAAGTGTTGCCGCACATCTTAGACCAGGTATTGGAGAATTTTGATGCTACTAAGAATCCTGGCTCTCCCTTATGTTTTAAATTCCCGACTAACGCAGGTTTGAAAACAGTCAGAAATGAATTGTTTGATGTCGTAGAAGAAAGATTGAGTAAACTTCAAGTTTTAGGCCGTATTTTACGTACTTATGACTCTCTTTCCGACGGCACGCCTATGGAAGACTTGGGTCTTGCAGCTCTTTGGTCTATGGACGCTTTGAGTGCAGAAGGCTATCCTAGTGAAATCTCGACGCTCTTGGTTGAATTCGGCTTTTGTGACCCTGTGTTGCTAAAGAAGAAATCTGAAGGGCGTAAGTTCTGGAAAGATCCTAGGTTAGTGTGCATGGTGTCAGCAATCGACACTTTCATTAGACGTCTTCTTCTTGGAGATGCTTTGAAAGAAGAGCAATCTAGAGACGACTTGCCGATTTGTACAGCTTTAGATCTTACCACTCCAGCTCAGACTGAGAAATGGAGGGCAAGGTTTGCTGCATTTCGAGCCATGAAATCTTCAGACGTTCAAGGTTTCGAGTATGCTATGCACCCCTATCATCAGTACTGTAACCTAAAACGTTACTCTCACGTTATGGATTTGGACTTTTCCGACGTTCGAGATTCTGTTGTAATTGATTTGTTGACTGCTATCACTTTTTGTGATGTGCACCGGTTGTTGCAAACCGAGGAAGGTCGGCTTTTCACCTCTTTGCCTGGTGAGCAATCATCAGGTCGTCTAGACACCTACTCATCCAATTCTTTTGTACGAGGTTTTACTTCGTACGAAGCCTATGTAGTCACGTACATGGTTGAAATTCTTGAGTTGGGTGGCACTCACATTTGTGCGCTTTCCCGTAACACACCCGCCTACTTTCAATTAGTGCCGTCGAATGTTCCGCAAACGTACAATGCTGGAGACGACAACCTGGATTCAGTTTTGACTAGTACGGCTGAGACGTATTTAGCGTTGAATTACATTATTACAGATGAAAAGATTCAACGTGGAACATACGACTTTTGCTCTACCATCTTTGCCCCTTCAGGTTGCTATCAGGAGAACATCAGAAAGTTTGTTTTTCACATGGTCGTTGCTGAACGAGACCATGTGGTTGACCGTTATCGCGCTTTTCTAAGTTGTTTTCGCAACCACCCTCTTTTCGAAGAAGCTCATGCCGTAATTATGCATGAGTATCCGGAACTAGTTGCGCCTTCTCTGGTGGGGGGAGGTGAAAAACAACAAGATGAAGAGCAAGATGTCTAAAGTCAAAAGCGCGGTTAAAGCCTCCGCCCCCAAAGTGGTTAAGGAAGTTAAAACTAGAGCAAGGCGCAAAGTCAAGAAATTGGCTCAGCAAGTCGTCTCTCGTGGTTTAGCAACTTTCTTAGGTTCAGGCGACTATGTGACTTCTGAAGCCGTTAATTGCAACTCGTTGGTTAATCCTACGACAGCTTTTACAGGCCCGGAAGTTACTAACAAAGGTAGACGGGGCGTTAGAGTCGTTGAAAGTGAATTTGTTGGAGACCTAGTTTCAGGTCCAGTCATGGTTGCTGGAGGCACTGCTTTCAACAACCAAGTTTTCACTTTGAATCCTCAAAACGTGAACCTTTTTCCTTGGTTGTCTTCAATGGCGCCTCTTTTCGATCAATGGGAACCCAACGGTATCATTTTGAGGTTTAAATCTACCTCTTCAGAGTACAACGGAACTTCTCAAGCTTTAGGTACCGTAATGTGCGCCGCCGATTACGATTCAGCTGATACTCCTTACGGATCAAAAGTTGAACTCGAAAACGCGGATTATGCCGTTTCGTGCAAAGCCTCTGAAAACTTCCTCATGGGCGTCGAGTGTGATCCTACTGAGCGTCCCACTAAACTTTTGTTTACGGGTCCTGGTGCTGGGTCTGCCACGTCGTCAAACTTGCACGACTTATGTCGTTTGCAAGTTGCCACGCAAGGTATGTCTG